CGCAAATCTTCTGCATCTTTTGCGTTCGGTGCGTTTTTAAATATCTGAACGGCTGTCTGTTGCTCAGGAGTTAACCTAGAAAAGTCTGTAGTACCAAAAGCAGATGACATAAATGCAGAGGTAGGCGCATCAAGATTTATTTGAGACTTTGGATTTAACGGTTTACCATCTGGACCAATTGCTGGCTTAATAGAACCAAGGTTGCCAACAAACATACCCAAATCTTTGTCGTATCCAAATGTCTCACGCTGTGCGGCTTGTGGCGCAACACCTTTAGGAATACGAGCAACAATATCGCCCTGTTTCGTGCGAATCTGAATTTCGTTACCAACATCAACCTGAATAGTCTCAGGTCCGGCAGACTTCTGCAATGCGTCTGCAATCTTGCCGCCCATTTCAGGGAACTGCACAACCAATTGCTGTAACTTAGCAAAGTCCGGTTTACCGTCTACAAAGATGCCAGGCAATGCAGCCTTAAGCTCTTGCTGCTCACGCATCTTCTGTTGTTGCTGTAGGCGTTGCATAGAGTCACTTAGACTCTGTTGTGCAACTTGCCGACCACCCATAATAGATGATCCTAATGCCGCACCTAATGATGTTGGCATAAGAGATGGACCGCCAGCACCTAACAAGCCACTAGCAACACCAAGCATACCAGCACGCTGTGCCGCAGCCATTGGGTCTTGCTCGTCCCCAATACCTAATAGTCCTGAGAAAAAATCAGCCATAATTACCTCAGATTAAAGATGCAGGACGTTGCCGCATCTGTTGCATTTGTTGGAGTTTCATTAACTCTTCGTATGGACTTGCCACCGCTACTTGTTGTCCGGCTTTAACTTGTGGACGCAAACTAGGAGGAGCAATACCTTGTTGGGCTTGTTGTGCATAACGCTGCATAGCAACATTCTGTAGGTCGTATGGATTACGCCGACCTTGTGAACCTGCCGCTTGACCGCTTGCCAACATAGCCGCAATTTGCTGACCCTGTGGAGTGTTTAGCAACTCAGCCATCTTAGGGTCTAAAGCACCGCCTTCACCTGTTCCGATTGTTCCTGACATAATTTACCCCAAAAGTCCAAGTAATCCTGCACCTGCGCCGATACCTGCGCCTAGTGGACCGCCACCCAATGCGCTACCTAATGCCGCACCACCGAGCACGTTAGCGCCTTGGTTGCGATAGATAGGCTGTGTGGTTTGTTGCCCCATCGGAGCGCCATAAGCCGCCGATAGGAAGCTCTGTAGCTTGGCTGCGGGCACATTCTGCTCAAAGTTGTAACGCTGCATAGCGTCCGCAAGTGCTGCTTGCTGATAGCTTTCCTGAGCCTGACCAACTTGGTATAGTTGGCTAATGTCTTGATAGTCAGCTTGTGCAAGCGCAGGAGATAGCTGTGCGGCTTGTAATTGACGGGCGTAATCAGCACCATACAAGTTACCAATGTTACCCATTGCAGCCTCTTGGCGTGCTCGCTCGGCATCGTAATTCTGATAGGCTAGTTTACCTGCCGTATCCGTCAATGCACTAGCAAATGTACCTGCCGCACGATCCTGTAGCTGACCCATTGCGCCTGAGCCATAACGACCTGCTCGGCTTGTGTTGGATGCTACTTGCTGCATTTGGTCTTGGAAAGTAGTACCCGCAGCACGAGCCGCAGCATCAAACGCACCGCTAAAGAATGGATTGCCTGACAAGTATTGACCGCCCGCCGTGCCTTGCATCTGTTGGATTGCAGGGTTAAATGTATTCTGCATACCGCTAACAGTTTGCTGCGCTTGAGGCAGTAATGGGTTTCCCTGTACGGCACGATTAGCACCGAACTGTAGAGCCTGTTGTGTAGACTCCGTAGGCGATACATAACCTTGCCCTGGATAAAACGATGGCGTGCTTGTATCTTGATATAGCTTTTGTGCCTCACTCAAACCGTAAGCAATATAAGGCTGCATTGCCGGATCAATCTGCTGCGTGACTACCTGTGTGCTAGGTGTGCTTGAACCACTCATTTCAACTCCTTAACCCATGTACGGGGTATAAATCCTAATTTAGTTGCGACCTTTGACCATCCGGCTCGGTTTGTATCAAAAGTGATACGCCTCGCTCCTGTTTCTCTTGCAATCTTTTCTATCTGCTCAACACCGTCTACCAATAAATCACTTTCAACAGCCCAAGCGCACCAAACATGGCAAGTATCTCCACTTGGTTCAAGGATGAAAAACCCATCACTATTGCCATTTTCTGATTGAACCAACCATATATGCGCTTGCTGATATATCGCTTTGGCATATACATCTTCCGGCATCCAGCACTCTGGCGATTTCCGTAGGATTTTGTTGAGCCCAAACTTAATAAAGTCCCAATGCTGTTTGATCGTGGACTGCGTGACGTATTCATATTTCATCCGATAACCACATATCCGTAGGTTTTATCTGCCGCAGTATTGGCATAATGAGTGAGTGTTGCACTTCCATTCGTTTGTGATGAAACGTATACATTTGTTGACGCAGACGGAGCGACATATTGCATCGTTGCGATAACAGATGGCGTAGCAGGTCTTGTAGGCGTTGTTTGTGCTGCCAAATAATCAAGGCGTACAGTAGTGCTAGTGGTAGACCACATCATTTCAATGTAATCATTAGCTTGTAATTCAAAGTAAAAGTTAACCGCAAACACACAGCTTCCATCTATTGATCCGTGTCTAGCAATAATACTTAATTGCGTATTGCTATTTACAATATTTGATCCATTCTTTCTAAACCAAACAGAAACAGCGTGTTCCTGTGAGTCAGAATTAGTAAACTGGACACTTGTTTGAAAGTTGTAAATACCGTAGTTTTTAACCGTAACCCTAGAGCTACTAGCTACGCTTATACCGTTAGAAAAGTCTGTCGTATCGTAGGTTATTGCGTATGCTGTATTAGCAGATGCAGCCGATTGGTCTGCAAGGCTTTGAAACGAGCCGTATGGCGCTGTATCAGCCTCGGCAGCAGCAGATACCGGAACTAGGATAATTAAGCTGTCTGAGCCTATCCTAGCGTCATTTATAGTGGTTGTAGTGGCATTGCCTGTAGCTAAAGTAATAAGACCCGTGTTATTCGTCTTACCATTCATAATGCCATTGACAATCTCAGCCGTAGCTCGTGGATCGCCACCAAACGGAGGTAAAACTCTAAACATTATCGAGTACCTATCGGGGTAATGTCTACATCAATTGCTACTGCACGAGACCACAATGCTCCGGTAGGAACAAGTTTTAGCCTATGGTATGCGCCTGTTGATCTGAGCGAAACACGGTTTTCTGAGCTTGCCGCAATGGTAGAACCAAATACAACTTCTGTATCTAGCCTATTTCGTGAGAATACCGCTACCTCTGCCGAACCATTGTCCACTTGTGGACGGGCTAACTTAACAATAGATTGCGGTCCTGCTTGAAAGTCTCCGGTTTGTATATCTGCCGTTTTGGGCTGACCTGTAAAGGTAATAATTTTAGCTGCGGTAGCGCCAGTTAATAAGACCTTACCGCCTGACCACAAGCGAGAGTCTAGGCTAGTATCTAGGCTATCCATTGTGCCGTATGCGTCCAAGCCCTCAAGCGTAATTGTGGCACTAGCAGCCGTAGCGACATAATCTGCGCTTGTAGTTGCGTGCGTCCATTTCTTTGTTTGCCAGCTATAGATTAGCAAAGACTTAGAACCAAAAGTATTTGCATAGCACCAAATAACCAGACTGTTAATAGGGTCAACAGCGCTAGACATTTGGTTAATAAGAGACGGGTTAGCATCTGCAAAAAAGAATCGGTCTACTTTCTCAGCACCGATAGGTATGATGTTTTGTCCGTCACAAGCATAAAATCCATCATCCGCAAGGAAGTACGATGTAGGTCCAAACTGCACAATAGACCGTGATTCGTAACATCCCAAGTTGCGGGAGATAGAGTCAAACTGAAAGAATAAAGGTGCGCCAATGTAAGACATACGGACAATGGCACGCTCTAGGAACACTAGACCAAACTCACCGCCCCGCACGCCCTGAATGTCACCACCGTCAGGTATGTCCTGATAATCCGATTGAGATGTAGGACCGGATACCCAATCCGTCTCATCGTTAATATCTGACCACAACACACGGTTAGCATTGGCTGCCGTTTTACCCGCCACCACAAAGTCTCGCACAACTGTTACAAAAGACGCAGACGGAGCAGATGCGGACAAGTCAGCAAAGTTAGTGGATGTGTTAAGTGTCCACCCTTGTAGGGCATTTAGACCGTTTGCCGCAATA